TTTAATTGTTCTAAAATAAAATAACCTGACAAAACACTAAAATAAACTAAAAGCGAATCTCTTATTAATAGTTTAAGTGGTTTATTTTCTTTTTCAATAAACCTCATTTCTATAAATTTTGTAATTAAAAATATAATAGATATTACACCTGCTATTATAAATATATTATCCATTATTATAAAATAATATACTTATATTCTTATTGTTTTTTTTACGCAAATTACAAAAACTACAAAAATTAATCTAAAACTTCTATATCATCAATTAATAAATCGGGAAGTAAATTTAATTTTGGTTCATCAATAACATGAATATCTAAATCATCTAATTTAAAATCGTTTTCTGTAATTTTTAATCTTATATTATTATTATTATTATCATTATCATTATCGTCATCAGTTTGTTTATTTTGTAAAGCTCGTATATTGCTAATCTCTTCTAATCGTTCAATAGTTTTTGGTGCTGAAATGGTGGTAATATTATTATTACTATCTTTCATATAGTCTGTATCATCAAATTTTAATAGTGTTTGTGGTGGAGCAGCCAAAAATTTATTTTCACTTTTTCCTCCATTAATTTCAGGTTGTTCCTTTTCTTGTTCTTTTATTTCTTGTTCTTTTATTTCTTGTTCTTTTATTTCTTCGGTTACATCTTCTTCAATAGTTTCATCCATGTAAGCCTTTAAAATAGACTCAACTGGAATACTTTCTCTCAAAGTATTTAATATACATTCTTGAATAATAATTTCGAGTTCTCTATTATGTTTTTGTATCTGTAGTGGTGGAATATTTAATTCAAACAAATAGACATTTTTATATAATTTTCTTGCGGCATTAATATACACTTTGTGGATAAAATCATCTAATTTTGGAATATTTATATTTATTTTTTTCTGTTTTTGTCCCACCCTCATTGCTGTTAAAGTTTTAAGCTGAATTATATGAACACAAGTTACAAGGTCTTCTAAATAAGAGCAACCTGATTTTTCACAAATTCTTTTTTTTTCATTTTCAATAATAGTTGGATTCCAACGTGGAACACGTGAAATTAAATTTTGAAACGTCATTAAATACTTATCTAACTCATTATTTTCCTTACATAATTTGATTGACTCCTCAAAAATAGATTTATATCCATCAATGATTAGAGGCGTTAAAATAGTTATCAATCTTCCGCCCCATTCATTCTTTGACTCATAAAGTGTAGATACTGAAAAATCATCCATTTTACATAAAACTAATATTTTCTAAAGGTAAATTTGAACTTAAAAAAATAAAATTTAACATAAATAATAATAATAATTTTTCATTTCTAAATTCTTTTCTCGTTTTATTGAATGCAAATAATAATTCATATCTTTTTTCGGTAGAAATAATACTTTCAAGAAACTTATGGTTTTCTAATAATTGTAGCACATCCATTCCACTATAACTTTTTTCATATAATTTCGTACAAATTAACATTAGGTCGTTAATATTTATTTTTTTATTTACTATTTTTAATAATTCTTTTTTTAACCATTCTAGTCTACTACTTTGAATGTCTTTCATATTAAAGGTTTCATTTAAATTATATTTATAAAGATTAATAATATTGTTATTTATTACTGGATTTGGTATATAAATTTCACAAAATCTTGACAATATGGGTTTCATTAAACTATACTTATCTTCGGCAACTATAAAAAATCTGGTATTGTGACTAAACAACTCTATACATCTACGCAACGCGGATTGTGCATCAATCGTTAATTTATCGGCATTTAATAAAATAATACTTTTAAATGTATTTCCACCATTTGAATTTATATGTGTTTTTGCGAAGAACTTTAATTCTTCCCTAATAAATTTAATACCTTTTCCGTGTGAGCAATTAACATACATTACTAATGTTTTAATTTTAAAACGATCATTTTGATAAATTTGATGGATAAAATCATTTACTATTGTTCGTTTTCCGCATCCAGATGAACCATGAAATAATATATTTGGTATTTTATTAATAGTTAAAAAGTATTCTAATTTATTTTTAATAGATGTATGTATATTTAGTGTCATTACTATATTTTAATAAGTATTTTTATATTTTAATAGAACGTAATATTTATTTTGATTATTGGCATTTATAGTGATTATTGGTATTTTTTGATTATTGGTATTCATAGTGATTATTTACACTTACTATAAATATAATTTTTTAAAAATGTATAATATTGCTCGTATGATAAATTAGGGGCTATATTTTCTTTACTCATAGTGACAGAACAACCGCCAGTGTTTAAAAGAGATACATCAAAATTTATTATTCCCCTATCTAATGCCGCAAAAAATATTTCTTCAGCTACGTGTTCTCTGTGGGGTTTAACGTGTAAATGTAACGATAACTTAGAAAAAGGCACTCCATTGCTATTACAATTATCAACAATATATTTAAAATCAGCCACCTCCAATGTTCCACACGTATCTGATAAACAAATGTTGTTTATATTTGTTTTGTTTAATTTTAATATTCTCTTAATAATAATATCGTTATCAATTTTTCCACTAATAGGACATTCATTAATACAAGAAACATATAGTTTAATATTAAAGATAACTTTTTGAGAATTATTCAATAAATTAATCATTAAATTTAATTCATTATCATTTTCATCTAAACTTTTTTTTGTATTTTTTTTTTGAAAAACATCAGAAACTGATGTAATAAACGAAAAATTGTTTAAAGAAGGAACATTAATTACTTCTAATAATTTATCTTTATTTGGAACTAAAATATAATTTTTTATTGAATATTTTTTGTTATAAACATTTTCAACATAACTAAATAATTCAAGTGTATCTAAAAAAATAGGCAAAACACGATCTGATACAATAGACCCAATTTCTATATTTTTTGGCTGATAAGTTAAATTTATTTTTTCATAAATTTCTTTCTTTTTTTCTAAAGTATACATACTTTGTTCTTCTTTACTTAATGATTGTAATCCATCCCTTAATGTTACATCAAATGGTAGTGGACGCCCAAGTTGATTATAAACTGAATTAAATTTTTCAACAAAAAGATTTAAAAATGTTGAAACTTTGGGTGTTTTTTTTAATAATGATGGTATCATTATATTATATAAATTAAAATATAATGATTGTTTTAAGTATCTTTTTATTTTATTTAAAGTATATCAAGTTTTTTAAACTGATGTAGTTAATGAATGTGTATATGGATTACTTCTAAATGCGTTAAGAATATCTGGTTGAATGCGGTCACAACTCGCACACTCATTGTAATACTGAGGAGCTCTTATAGCACCATATGTATTGACAGAAGGAGGCATAGCAGATATTTTTGAATTTGGCGGATTAACTCTTCCATTATGACAATCCGAATCAGGTTTATTTAAAGAAACGTTCATATATTGATTAAACATTTGTGTTCCTCCTTGGTTTGGTCTATTATCAATAGTAGAAGATTTAATATCGTTATTGTGTTGTCTATAAACACTGTCATAATTCATGTTTCCATATTGCGTTGATTGTCCTCCCATTGGTCCCATAAAACTACCACTTGTGGTATCTCTTTGTGTTAAATCCATAGGAGTATAATTATTAACATAAACTCCTTCTTTTTGGTTATTAATATTAAAATGTTGGGAATAAAGTGTTGTTTCTTTAATAGTGGTAGGTGTTGTATCGTTAGAATTTATAACATAACTACTTGGAACATTTGTCCCTGCTTCACCATAAACTCTTGCATTACAGATGGACTCTTCTTTTCTTGATGGTCTCAATATATCCATTATAGGTGCGATTACTGCTCCTATAGCACTACTGAACCCACTCCTTAATGTATCTGGTTGACTTATTGTGCTTCTATGATTTTCATAATTTGTATGACTGCGAATAAAATTTTCACCACCAGTAATTGGACCTCTACCAACTGCGGTTGAATGATTCACGTCACAAGCAGGCAAATTAGTGCGTTTGCTTACCTCAAAATTTTCAGGAGCATAAGCAGCTTTCCTATTTACTGAACCAGCAGGCCCTTTATAGTCATTCGTGCTGTCATTTCTTTTAACTATACCCATTTCTTGAAGAGGTCTTAATGTTTCACCTTTTTCAGCACCAGTTGTTGTAAGCCAACGATCTTGTGAATTAATAAAAAATGTATCAGGTCTTTGTTTTTCTACACGTCCTTGAATACCAACATTTTTAATAACTGATTGAGCCGGACCTTCATGGTTTATTAATTCATATTCTAATTTTGGATTTGTATCAACTCTTAATTGGTCTACTGTATAAGGTAACCATTTATCACGAGCTTCTACACCAGAATTATATCCTCCTGACCCGTTAGCACAATATCCCTTATCTAAACCTGGACCTACAAAGACGCTATCAAATGGTTTCACGTTATTTACTCTCATTGCTGGATTTTGACGTGATAAATAAAAAGCTGTATTATTTGGAGCACCATAAGCCCAGCTCATATTTTCTTCTGGTTTAAACAAAGGTGCTTGTTCTATTTTTTTTATTACCTGTGAGCCTGAACCTATCATATTATCTAATACAGACTCTTGTATATTTGAGTTATAACTATATCCTCTCATTTTACCTCCTACAAAAGGGACCATATTGTTGTGTTTAAATTGCTCTGAATCTAAATAATTTCCTGTTAAAGAGTATACCTGTTGAGGATTTTGTCCTACTTGTTCATGATGTCTTACTTTTTGTTCATAAAGATTTTGATCGAAATATTTGTCTGTTGCTGTGTTTGGGTTTGGATATTCTTGAACGGTGTCCGTAAGTTGATTAATATTGGAAACCGGATAATTTTGTGGAGGAATATTAGTATTTGGCAATTGGTTAACTTTTTTTCCCATATTTGTAAAATTTTCGGTTTTTATATTTTTATCATTACAATTTTTTGATGGTTGATTTGATACAATATACATTCCACCAAGGGCAATTAATGGTATAGCTAATTCCATATTTATATATAAAGTATTATATTTTTAATTTTTAAATGCCTATATAAAATATTATATTTTTACGGAATCACAAGAATTTGTATTAGAACATATAGTTGGACCACCTACATATGTTCCTTTTATTAAATTAAAACTTACAGGTAATTGGTTATTAATATCATTTACTACACAATCTCTTTTGGGTGTATAATAGTCTTTTTCTAATATTCTTGTGCTTAAATTATTTTCAAAAGAAAAACAAACATTTTCTTGTGGATTAAATACTGGAAATCCCAACAAATTACGTTCTTCATCGCGAACCATCCATGCCGGAGTAATTGCTCTTGATTGTTCTGTATATAAATTATTACAAGAAGGATAATTAACCTCTTTGCTGTCGACTTTAAAATTAATATAATTATCTTTTCCTAAACAATCTCTGCTTATTGGTCTATTTATACCTAAAAGTTCACTCTCAAGATTAATTGTATTTGTTCTTAAATTTGCTCCCCATTTTTGAATAATAATTTGCGGGTCTTCAACATAACAAGGTTTAGAACCATTTCCAGGAACATTTAATATCCATCTTCCTGGGTCTGTTGATTGTTGTAATTGTTTTTTTGTTCTACATTCATCGTACTTAAATCTTGTAAATGCCATTTTATATATAATATATTTATAAATATATAATTAATTTTCTCATTTAAAACGCCCATTTTATATGAGAAAATTAATTATATATTTTTTTGTTAAATTCTATATCAAAAGCATAATCATCTATTTCACTTGGTGTCACCATACCATTTTGAAGAGCTTTATTATAGGACCACCACTCTACTGGTTCTATTTTCCATTCGTTTGTTTCAGTATCAATTAATCCTGAAGCATTAAAGTCAAATAATTTTATTTCTCCATCCTCACTTATACCAATATTATCTAACTTCCAATCTATATACATAATTCCTAAACTTTGTAAATATGTTTTTACTTCCATCATTATATTTTTTATTTTACTCAAATCTTGTTTACTCATATCATCATTCAATAATTCCATATCAATATAGTTTTCACCTACATTATATATTTTTATAACATTTTTATAAGGATTTTTCATTAATATTTCACATATTTTTTTCTCTGCTGTATCGTTTGTCATTTTTCTAAAAAAATCTTTGCCTTCATGTAATATTTCTGGGTGTGTAGTAAATTCACCGTCTATTAATAAAACTTTTACACCTCCAATAGTCTTTTTATTTCTATTTTTTCTTGTTCTTTTATTTCTATTTTTTCTTGAATTTTTATTTTTTCTTATATTTTTTTTTGATTTATTCATATATACTAATATAGAAAATAATAAGCATTTAAAATGATAAAATGTGTAAAAATAAATTTTAAAATTCATAATTTTTAAGATTTTATTTTTTTTAAGATTTTAATTTAAATGTAATTTTATAACAAATACATTATAACTTTAATGAATATACAAATTTTGCCTACTTTATGTTTAAATATGATAGTAAAAAATGAAAGCAAAATAATTACACGATTGCTTGTATCCGTTTTACCTATTATTGATACATATTGTATATGTGATACTGGTTCAACAGATAATACAATAGAAGTAATTGAAACATTTTTTTCTAATAATAACATTAATGGTAAAATAGTGAATGAACCTTTTAAAAATTTTTCTTATAACAGAAACTTTGCCCTTAATGAATGCTTAGGAATGTCAGATTATATTTTATTTCTTGATGCGGATATGGTATTAGATGTTAAGAATTTTTATAAAGGATCATTATTGGAGTATGATAGCTTTACCATATTACAAGGAAGTGAAGATTTTTATTTCCAAAATATGAGAATAGTTAAAAATAATGGATTATATAGCTATGTTGGAGTTACACATGAATATATTAATACTCCACCAAATAATAAAAGTTGTTTTATTACCAAAGACCAACTATTTATCAAAGACATTGGTGATGGGGGATCTAAAAGTAACAAATTTGATAGAGATATCGTTTTACTCACACAAGGTATAAAAGATGATCCGAAAAATGATAGATATCATTTTTATTTAGCTAATAGTTATTATGATTCTGGAAAATATGAAAAAGCTATTGAATATTATAAAAAAAGAATTGAATTGGGAGGTTGGGAACAAGAAATTTGGTATAGTTATTACAGAATAGGACATAGTTATATGAATATGAATAATATGTCGGAAGCAATTTGTACTTGGATGGAAGGTTATGATTTTTTGCCTACCAGATTAGAAGGATTATATGAAATTTTAAAACATTATAGATTTATATCTAAACATAAACTTGCTAAAATGTTTTATGAGATGGCTAAAAAAATATTAGATGAAAATCATTATATTGATAATTATCTTTTTTTGAATGCTGATGTATATAAATATAAAATTTATTATGAATTTACTGTGATTTCTTGTTATATTGGTTTAACAAGTATAAATGACCCTCTTATAATAGTTTTAAATAATTCTAATGAACCTGCATTAAATAATAATGTTTTATCAAATATGAAATTTTATAAAGATATACTGCGACAAAGTGATTTAATTAAACTAGATAACGCCACGTTAATTGATGTAAATGGCGACGATACAATATTCTATTCTTCTTCCAGTTGTTTGTTACAAAAAAAAGATAAAAGTGGATATTTTATTAATGTTAGATATGTAAATTATTTAATAAATGAAAGCGGTAATTATTTAAATTGTGATAAACATATAATTACATCAAATAAATTTATAGAATTAACAACGGAATTTAAATCAGTGAGAGAAAAATGGTTTGATATCAATTATGAAAATCGTAGATATATTGGAATAGAAGATATTAAAATTTTTAATGATATTAATTCGGACGATGTTATATTTATTGGAACAGGATTTCATAAAAATGATAAAATAGGTATAGTTATGGGAAATTATGACACAGATATGAATGAAACACGATTAGTTGGTTATGAATACATACATAGTTCAAATAATTCTGACTGCGAAAAAAATTGGGTTTATGTAGATTATAATGATTTATTACATATAATTTATAAATGGTATCCATTAGAAATTTGTAAAATTGATAAACAAAAAAGAAAAATTAATTTAGTTGAAAGCAAAAAAATGCCTAAAATATTTTCACATACGAGAGGTTCATCTTGTGGATTTAAATATGAAATTAAAAATAATAATGGAGAAACGACAAATACAGAAATTTGGTTTGTAGTTCATATGGTTTCTTATGAGCAACCGAGACATTATTATCATATGTTAGTTATTTTTGACAAAAATTTAAATTTATTGAGATATTCAGCACCATTTAAATTTCAAGGCGAACCAATTGAATATTGTTTAAGTGTTATTGTAGAAGACGAACGTGTATTAATGAATTATAGCACTTGGGACAGAAAAACAAAAATAGGTGTATATGATAAAAAGTATATAGATAGTATCACAAAATATAACTCATACTAAATTTATACTAAATACATACTAAAATTGTACTAAATACATACTAAAATTTAATGGATAATATAATAATATAATAGTAACAATATTATTATAAAATAAATTTAATTATCAATATAAAAAGGCCTTTGATTTTTTTCAATAGTTAAAGGTTCAGGAATAAATGTTGGACCTTTTTCAAATACATTAGCAGAACATAAATTAGACAATTCAGGTACAAATGTTGGTGCTGGATTTACTAAATTAGTTGAATTTATTCCAAATAAAAACGATTCAATATCAGGAGCATTATATGACATTTTATTCCATGGAATTTGAGCTGGATTTAATCCATTTCCAGGCAATAGTGTATTATAAGCTGCTCCGTACTGAGAATTAGGATATAATGTATAATTTTCAAATTGTTTATATTTATTTTGTTCTAAACAATAATCACCAGGAGTGTTTTTGTTTCTTGTAGATGCCATATTATATAATATTATATATTATATATTATAATAAAAAATTTAACAAATAGTATCTTTTAACATTTTTATATTATCAGGTGAAATAGTATTGGTTTTTAAAAGTTCGCATATACAAATATGAGTATAATTTAAATAATCAAATGAAAAAAGTAACATTAAACCAAATACTTCATCAGTACTCATAAAATCACTTGCTAATCTTAACATACAAATTTTTAATTCTACATTATCTTTTATTTTTTCATATACTTCTTCAATCGCATTATTAACAATATCTTCTTCAAATTCTTCAACATTTAAAATACTCAACAAATCTGTTTTATATAAAATATCTGTCATATATTCTTTTTCTTCTGCGGTCCCTTCATATGTTTCTAAAAATGATTTATAAGTACAAGTATATTCTGTGTTATACATAAAAATAAATATTAATATTAACTATAAAAATCTTTTTATATATATTTTTATACATATTGATAAGTGGAATGTTTGTTAAAATAATCAACATCTCTTGTCAATTCACGAGATGGAACACCACCACGAACCCAACCTTCAGACGCAACACTTTCAACACTATTTGCTGGATTAGTTAAACGTTCTTTTACTGCTGGTAAAAGAGGAGTTTGATGATATTTAATATAACTTTTTTCACTTAAATTATTTATGCTGCGTTTATTAACATTTAATTCACCTTGTTGAATTTGCGATTCAATAATAGGATTTACAGCACCTCTTCCTAAAAAAGGAACTGTTGCGAATGGGCGATGAAATAAGTCAATGCGACATTTTGGATGTGTTTGAATGGTTCCTATTAAAAGTTTTGAGGAATCGTTAATATTACATCCACCTGAACCACTATTATATCCACCTTTATACATTATACCTGGTTGTGTAGTAGCAAGTGATATTGGATTTTTCATTGAGCAGTCAGATGCGAAATAATTTTGAAGTGTATAATTTGCAGAAGCTGTATTTTGTAAATCTGTTTGGGCTTTATTACAATCATCTAACCCTAATCTCGACATATTTTGAAATGTATAATTTGATACATTTGCCATTTTATATATATTATACATTATTTTTATATTTTATATTTTATTTTTTTATAAAAAAAGTATTTTATAAATAAAGTAAAATGTGTTTCTAAAACTTCAGCAGTTATTTTAATACTAAATATTATTTTATGAAAAAAAATTGGAAAAAAATATTTTTAAATAACACATATCTTACCTTAAACTATGCGAAATAATAGTTAATACATAATATAATTTTTATTTCTTTTATTTCTTAATTTTATTATGACATTTACAAAAATCATTGCCTGCTTCACTTTCTCTTTTACATTGATTTCCTGATTTAGTTATTTGAATACAAACATATTTATAACAACCATTTTTTGTTGGTTTTTTGTTGGATTTCCATTCACGACTTGCTTCATCAAAGTCAATATTTACTTCATATTCTGTGCGATGTTTGTTTTTTTGTTGTTTAAGGGTTTGGCTACGTGTAAGCATTTTAAATATATTGACTTATTTGATTTTTTGAAATTATTGTAATTATTGTAATTATTTTAATTATTGTAATTATTTAATTTGATAAATTATATAAAATTAACTAAAAGCATTTCAATTTTTTTTCCATATAAAAATACATATATTTTTACATATTTTTAAATTTCAAACACTGATTTTTTTGATTTAATTATAAAATATAAAATAAATTATATATAAAATGAAAAAAATAATATATTTTTACATATCTTTATTAGTTGTAATTTGTTTTTTAATTATATATTACTTATATAAAATAATGACAAACAAACCTGTATATGCCATTGCGGTATTTAGTGATAGTATTAAAGGATATGTTAAATTTAGTGAAGATTTGACTAATAATAGGGTAAAAATAGATTTAAATATTATCGGATTAACCCCTAATTCTTTACATGGTTTTCATGTTCATGAAGCAGGGGATTTAACTGATAAATGTACGAGTATGTGTGCACACTTTAATCCATATGGAAATACTCATGGATGTCCTGGTATGAGCAAAAGACATGTCGGCGACTTAGGTAATATAAAAACAAATAATAAAGGTGCCGCAATATATACGTTTTATGATAATGTTATTAAACTTAGAGGAACTAAGTGTAATATTATTGGTAGGGGTTTAATTATTCACGAAGATGAAGACGATTGCGGAAAAGGTGGAAATACTGAAAGTTTAAAAACAGGCAACGCAGGTAAGAGAATTGCTTGTGCGGTTATTGGTTTTTCAAAAGAAAATTTTACGTAAATATATATTTTTATAGTAACAAAAATCGTAATTTGAAATGTAAAAAAAATGTAAACATATTAATAAAGGGTATAACGATATGAATCTTTGACCCTTGTAATTGCTCCTTCTGGTGTACTTTCTTTTCCAGAATATTTTAAATCATTATATAAAAATTGTGCGAAAGCACTTTGGTCGTTTTCTACACGAGTATTGGGAGTACTATAAAAAGCTCTATTACTTTGAGTAAGTTCAAACTCATCCCATATAGAACTATATAATTGTTTATCAGTATTTTTAATACCAGGGTTCATAAACTGAACTGCTTTTTTAACACTTTTTGTTATATCAACCTCAACATCAGGATTAAATGCTGGAGGAGCTGATTTTCTTTCTGGATCATCCATAATTTGAGTTAGTAAAACATTGCTAAAAGGATTTAATTTATTTCCTTCTTTAAATTCTGTTTTTAAAACCTTTTCAAGCGTTACAGGATTTGTTATAGTATTCGCATCTGTATTTTCATATAGACCAATAACTTTGTCTCCTTTAACTTCAAAACCTTCATCTATCATATTTTTTGTTAAATTTTTTTTTTTGCTCGTAAATAAAATTAATATTAATCCTAATGTTAAAATTCCTACTACCAATATTCTAATAGAATTTGTAAGAACATACCCTAAAATAGTAATTAATAATATTAGCCTTGTTATGGCATTTAATTTTTGTTCGTAGCACATATAAGGGGTTGGCCATAGTTCAAATACATAGTTTTTATTAAATAATATTGTAGGTTCGTTTAACCAAAATGGAATTGTCATTATATTATATATAGACTATTTAAAAAAGTTTATTAAAACTATTACTAAATTATGTTAATAAATTATGTCAAAAATAACGATCTATTATTTGGTATTTACTATTATTTTTTGATGCTTTCAAATTGTCTATTAAATAATTATAAATTTGTAAATAATCTTCATTATCTTTGTATTGTCTACATGTGTATATATCAAATGACATATGATTTTTTTCTGGAAATGTATGAATAGATATATGAGATTCTGACAATAAAAAAAGAATACTACAACCTATAGGTGTAAATAAATACTGAGTTTCTTTAAGTATTTGAAAATTGTGTTTACAACATATATCTTTTAACATTAGATTTAATTCATTAATATTATTTAGTAATCCTATGTTTTCTATATTTTTAAAATCACAAATCATATGTTTTCCAGAAGATTCGTAATCGTTAAACATTATATAAATAAAAAAATATAAAATTTTCTATTTTTTACCTATTTTTTACCTTTTTTTTTTAAATTCTTGTTGGTATTATTATTTTGTTCTCTTGGTGTTTTTTCTGGTTTTTCACCATCATTAAATATTTTAATTAATTGTTCTTCTGTTAAAGCATTTGGTGATTGAGCTATTACTTTATTTTGCTGCTCTTTTGCTTGTGCTTGTTGTGCTTCTTTTAAGATACGATTCATTTCTGCCTTTGCTCTAATTTTTTCTTTTGTTTTTGCTAATTTTAAATTTTTATTTAATTGTGACCCCATCGCACCTGTATTAAATTTACCTCCCATTTTATTTAATCCCATTTTATTTAACATTGATTGAATATCTTTCATACCTGGCATATCTTTCATTTTATTCATTATTTCCGTCGCCTCTTCCATCAATTCACTTTCTTTAATTTCTCCTGACTTTATGCTCGTATCTAATTTATTTCCAACATTTTTAACTAAATTCATAATTTTTGTCGGATTTTTTATTAGGTTACTAAAAACATCGCTTACATTAGAACAATTATCACTATCTAAGTTTAAATCATTTGCGGTTTCTTCTGCTATTTCTTTAGCAATTTTACCTAATTTTCCATTTAACATGCTTGTAATATGTTCGTTAATATCGTCAGCATTTAGATTTGGCATATCTTCCATATTTATGTTGAATTCTTTATCCATATTTTCTTTAAAATTACCACTAATATCAAACATTTCTTGGACGCTTGACAATGTTTCTTGTAATTTTTTTTTAAATTCTTCTTCATCAACATGTTCGAACAATTTAGCTGTATCTCCAAAAGCATCTTTATTTTCAATAGTTCCAATTATAGAAAATGAAATTAATTGTAAATATTTCCAAATAGCATCTCTGGTTTTTTGTGAAATTTGTAGTTCAAATAAGTCTTTAAAATGTATATAAGGTAAAAATTCTGTATCAATAGTTGCGTCTCTAAACATATCTTCATTTTTATATAAAATATCAAAAAACCTTGGTGGCAACTTTGTTTTACAAAAATTAAATAAGTATTCAATATTTTCTTTTTCTGAATTTTTAATTGCTTTATCTCTTTCTTCTTCATTTTCAATATTATTGAATAATTCTTTGTCCTTCCACCATTTACTAATTAAAGGAATATATTCTGGATATGTTGTCTTTAAATCACTTACAAAATCAACCATTACTTTTGAAAATTCTTCGGGTATTTCACTCATATTTTATATATTTTAAATAAAATTTTATATTTAAATTAAATTTACGCGAATTATTATATTTGACATAATGCTGAAAGTTTTGTTAAATTTTGAATATATCTCATAGTTTTTGATTGATTTTCTTGGCTCATTTGTCTAATAGGTTCTCTAAATTTATCAATTATTTCCATTATTTTATCTGAATTTTGAGCGTCAGATACATCATCAGAATAGTCTTTATTAATAAAAAAACTTAAATTACCTGATTCTATTTCAGTCTTATATTTGCTTACTATACATGTGCTCCATATTTTTACTATCATTTTAGGATTGGCTTTTCTAATAGCTAACAATGAATTTTTTGCCGTTAATATATCAACATCATTTGGAAATACACTTTGAATGTCCGATACAAATTCCATAAAATGATCGTTGAAAGCAGATAAAATACTGGAAGACATTTTAATTATTTTATTTAAATGCTTTTAAATCCATTTTTTAACAAAATATTTTTACTATTTTAGTATTTACTAATTTAGTATTTACTAATTTAGTATTTACTAATTTACCATTTATATTATTAAATATTCATTGATCTTCTTCCCCCATTAATTTTTTGTAACTCCTGATCTCTTTGTTGTTGTAATTGTTCTATTGTAAGTTCTGATGATAACTTATTTGACTTTTTAAATTCTTGGTCGTTGTCCGCCATATTTGTACTTATGTTGTCTGTATAATTTAAATCAACATAATTATGCATTTGTCTCATTCCTCCATCTCCAGTCGCTTTTAATGCTTCTTGATCTTGATCCAAAAAACTATATTTATCTGATACTATATCTCCTAAACCTGCACTTCCAGAACTTCCAAAAGAAAATGCCATTGGCTCCATATTATTTTGAGTCGCTTGTTTTATTTGTGTTTCCTGTTTTGGCCTTAAGTATTGTAATATTGCTTCACCATATAAAACATTATAACCTTGATTTAATAGTAATAAAGCAGGAACTCTATTAATGTTTTCAGGCATAATTATTTTTTGGCCGTTTTCTAAAACAATATATATTTTGTTATTTGCGTCTTTTACCCTTTTGTCAATAGATATAAAATGCATTTCTTGTTGGATATTTGTTTTGCCGATGGTTTGCAGAAGTTTTTTGGAATGTTCGCAAAAATTACTATAATAAAGAATAGAACTCATTATTAAATTATATTATTTAATTGAAACAAATATTTAACTTATTTTAAAAAAAAATGATTAATATTTTTAATTTAAATATAATTAAATATAAATATAAAGTAATAATAATATAATATGAACCCATTCATTACACTAAATACTGAAGAGAATGATGTTCTATCATTTACTATTAGCGGAGTAAATGTTAGTTTAGCAAATGCAATTCGCAGAACTATTTTATCAAATATTCCATTACTTGTTTTTAAAACAACTCCATATGAAGAAAATAAATCTAATATTATTAAAAATACATCACGCCTAAATAATGAAATTATTAAGCAACGATTAAGTTGTATTCCTATCCATATTAAAGATTTTGAAGGTTTTCCATATAAAAATTATTTATTAGAAGTAAATGTTGAAAACAATACAGATGATATTTTATATGTTACTACTAAAGATTTTATGATTAAAGATATAACTACAGGAAAATATATTGACGAAAGTAAAAGGTCTGGAATATTTCCTTCAAATAGTTATACTGGTTATTATATTGACTTCGTTAGGTTAAGACCTAAAATATCCGACGAAATACCAGGTGAAGTATTACATTTAACTTGTGAATTTTCAGTTGGAACTGCTAAAGAAGATGGTATGTTTAATATTGTATCTACTTGTTCTTATGGTTTCACAGTAGATGAAGATGCTAAAAACTCTGTTTTGGCAAAAAAACAACAAGAATGGAAAAATGAAGGAAAAAATGCTGAAGAAATAGAATTTGAATCACAAAATTGGAACCTACTTGATGGAATGCGTATTACTAAACAAGATAGTTTTGATTTTGTGATCCAAAGTATCGGAATATATACTAATAATGAAATACTTGATAAAGCATGTGATATTCTAATAATGAAACTAAATGATTTGGACGTTTTAATTGAAAAGGATGAGCTAAAAATTATCAATTCATTAAATACAATGAATAATTGTTTTGATATTATTTTAGAAAATGAAGACTATACTATTGGAAAAGTAATTGAATATATGTTGTATGCTAAATTTTATGAAACAAAAATATTAAAATTTTGTGGATTTAAAAAAATGCATCCTCACGACTCCGATAGCATAATTAGGGTAGCTTATACTGATGCGATTGATAAATCTACTATTAAAGGCAACTTAAAAGAATGTATTGATGGTGCTAAAAATATTTACTTGAAAATTAAAAAAGAGTTTTTAAAATTATTGAAAAATTAAAAATTATATTAAACTTAATACTATTTAATACAATTATCCATTAGTTAAATTAATGTTTTCTATGTATTTTTTTTTTATGTGCTCTTTTTGTTTTTTTATATGCTCTTTTTGTTTTTTTATATGCTCTTTTTGTTTTTTTATATGCTCTTTTTGTTTTTTTACCTCCCCATTCTCTACCTGAATTTTCAATAAGGTTCATTGATTCTTCAGCTGATGGTGCATCACCAGTATATGGTAAATATCTTGGATCACCTGTTTTTCCAAACATAACTTGGGCACTATTTGCTAATTGTTGTACCTTCTTTCCTTGGGTTGAATCTTGATAGCCGTGGTTTATACCACTTGAATATGATGATGTGTTAGGTCCCCAGGTTAAATTTTTTTTACTCATATTATTTATTATATTTTATCTAAATATTATAAATAATTTTTTCTAAATATTATAAATTATTTTTATAGTGTCATTTTATAATAAACCTTGTAAATTATCCATCAATATAGAGGGATGTAAATTATTTACATATTCCATTACAACTTGTTTGGTTACAAATAATTTTTTTTCTTTTAATTCACTTAAGTACTTTTGATGAATATTATACATATTAGTTCTATACTCATTTTCAAATTGATTCAATGGTTTTTCCTTTTTAATATAACAAGCAATATAATTTTTATAAAGATTACGTGTAAAATCGTGTATTTTTTTCCTAAATTCTAAACATTCTTCTTTATATTCTGAAAAATACTTTAAAAATTCAGAAACCTTATTTTGTTGTCTTAAACATAAATAATGATATTGCATTTTTGGTTGATTTCCACGTAATTTTCTAACATATTCATACGCAGGATTTCTAACTTTTGTCCTTTCATTGGTTGTAATATTATATAACGAAATTCCTACAATATTATAAAAAGCTTTAAGACCTAAATAATTATTTAATGTATCATTAAATTCTACTTCTGAATAAGAATTGCAGTCATACATTTGCGGAAACTTAAACTTAGGATATAATGCTTTTATTCTTACATCCAACATATTCATTGAATAAAGTTTTATGTCATTTATATTCGCATTGTCAATACAATAAATCCCAATTAAATATAATTGAGGGTTACTAAACTTTGTTACTATTCTATTTTCAGGATGTTGAAGAACAAAACTATAACAATATAATGGGTTAAGTTGTTCTAATTTAAAATCAATTTCATTCAATGCCTCAAAAAACATAGTATTGAATGTTTTTGTGTTTGATGATTTATAGAAACTTGTTTGACCGCCAACATTACTTCGTGTAGAAATAACCCAGTCGCCATTTGTTCCTAGATTTTTATTCCAAAAAACATTAATCATAGTTCCTTCAACAAATTCTTCAATAATAATATTTTCATCCTTTTTAGGATACTTTTTAATAAATTCTTCATATGGAATTGATTTAGGTGGAGAAAAAGATAAAAATTCACCGTTTGAATTTAATATTACAGACCTAAATAAACCAAATGTATTTATTAAATCAGGAGTTAGTTTTTGTTTATCATATTTTACTATTGCATATGTTTCATCATTATATGTGCAAACATTTATTTTAAGTATATTTTCAACATCTTCAACACTTTTGACGTCATTTTTTAACATACTACCAAAGTATAATATTTCTGTTAACTTAACATTAGGATAATGTAAACTAAACATGTGCTATTTTTTTATTAATATATTTTAATATAATGTCTTTAAATTATTATTTTTTATTTGATTTTCACTTAAGCATAAAAATTTCTATCATAAATATAGAAACAAATGTCATTAGAAAATAAAATGTCTGATATAATAGAATTACAATTAGGCGATATTATTCAAATTATAGACCCTATTAATGAAAAATTAAACAATCAAATCTTTATTATTGACTACATTGACAAAGATAAAATGTTTATTATAAATACTGATACATTAGATAAAATTAAATTAAAAATATCAAATGACGGCATTATTGGCGACGGAACTATTACACAATTAGCTATACTAAGTAGAAATGAAACACCTAGTTATGCTATAGAAAATGGATTAGTTCCTGGCAAATGGATTAATATTCATTTTGGAGGTGAATATCCTGTAATTATAACAGGTGAAATTACTAATTTAGAAAATGATATGATTGAAATAAAAACGATTGACAATGATATTTTGTATATTAATTTTGATTACAAGGGTATTCCAGAAGACCTACCAATTGATTTAATTGAAATAAGAGGAAAACCTCAAATGCCTGCATCAAAAAATTATGAAGAACAAGAACAAGAACTATTCCAAGAACCAGAACAAGAACAAGCACCATTTGAAGAATTTCCAGAAGAAGAAAAACAAAAAAGAGAAAATTTTCCAACACTTGAAAAAGATATAAATTTAATGCCTACAGAACTATTAAAAATTTCTGTTCCCGTAAAAAATATAAAAGATCAACTAAGAGAATTTATTTTGATGGGAGATCAAATCAAATTTGGGAATGAAGAATTAGGACCAATCATTCAATTTGTTGATGTATCGATTAAATCTCAAAGATATAGTATTGAAGCACAAGTAACTGATTTACTTGATGATTTATTATCCACTATTCCAAATATCCAAAGAACTCAAAATGTTTTAAACAATATACATATTATTATTGAAAGATTTAAACAACTACGAGAGCACTTTTCTTACTTAGATGAACATGGTAATGTTGAAGGTGCTCTCGTTAATGAATCTACATATAAACCAATGCTTAAATATTTTACAAATTTTAAGATGAATTTATATTGGATTTTGCCTGTAGTGAAAAATATTAAAAAAATCTATAATTCTAATGAAATAAATGATGATACTACCAATACCGATATTATTAATCTTAATATTGAGGAAGATATAACTAAAATTAAACTATTAATTGATAACTACAGGTCAAATAATGTTCCTTTAGAACAAAATAAATATTCTATTTTATACGATGAATTAAATCCTTTTTTTACGCCATTTGAAATGGTTAATGAAGAAGATACCACAGGAATTATTTATGAAAAAAGTGTAGAAAATGAACTTAACGTTATTATAGATAATTTAGAAGACATGTATTCTTCTGTTTTTACGAACAATAATGTTAGGACAAGACGTTTTGTTATACAAAAATATAATACAGGTTTAACCAAATTAGATAGTATTCAAAGTAAAGGCAGTAAGCTTATCGCAACACGAATTAAAATGACTAATCCAGATATTATGTCTATTAGGTCTTTTATTACATTACCTGAACCTACCATAAGATTTTCAAAGATTAATCTTCCAGGAACCAACATATTAGATAGAGCAAATATGAATTTAGTCTTTTTAAATTACTGGCAATTTTTAAAGAAAAAAACAAATGTAAATAATGTTTTTATTGACAACTTAAATGAAAATATTGATTTTAATGAAAATAATTTTGTTAATAGTATTAAAAATTATGTGCTAAATTTACCAGATGAAAGCAAAAAAGAATTAACATTATATGAGATTTATCGTCAGTTTATTAAAATTATTGTACCTAAAACACGCGTTTTATTTGAACTAATTAAAAAATATATTGTTGGAAAACTTTCTATTGTTGAAGTGGTTAGTTATCTTGAACCTTTTTTAATTTATACAGACGATTTAACTTATATGCAGTATGTTGAAATAATAAAATTTATTAGCGAAAAAATTAATGAATATAATAAAAATTTTATAGAACGTTCGCGATTATTTGCTTTGCTTAAAAGAGTTAACTCAGAACCTCTTATTTTTACAAACGCTTATTCCATTATTTCTATTTTAGATTCAAATCCCAATATTAAAAATGAAGTGTTTCAGTCATATGACATAAATATTGAACCTAAAAATATGTATTTAACAAACTCAGAAATTTTACGAAGTATTACACTAAAAGATTATACACGTTTGTACACAACCGCAATTTCTCTCAAAAGTATTCCTTTGATGTATCCAAGTGAATTTTCTACTTTGTTTGATGAAGAAAAAAATAAAATAAATGATAAAATTAAAAATGAAGAAACAAAAGACAAGTGTAAAACATTTACTATTTCAAAATATTATTCATCTGTGGATGAACTAAAGAAAGATGATGACCGAGAAATTTATTTCGATAAAAAATATGACAAAACTGATTATAGGAAATTGGATAGTTATGAAAAAGATATGCTTTCAATGTCTCCTGAAAACTTTATTTCCCATTTAACTAACGAGTTGATGAATAAGGATAGATTAAATCAAAATGATGCCGAATATTTGGCTGAAACTTTAATTGATGGTTATAAAAGAGTATTAGACGGACATTATGCCATACTATATAAAGGATATAATCCTAATGCTAGCGAAGAAACCGATTATTACATAAGAAAAAATAATAAATGGGAATTAGAAAAAGATATAGAAAAAGATTTAAACACAGATGATTCAAATATTTTATGTAATTTACAAGAAAAATGCATCAGTGTCCCGACTAAAATGGATGATAAATGTGAAAGTATGAATATAGATGAACTTAGTATTCAGGATAAAGTATTAAAAGAAGTAATTAATGAATTTGATATAAAATATAAAATATCCAAAGATGAATTTGAAAAAATTATCAGTGAAAAATTTAACTATTATTTGGATATAGTTGAAACTTTAATCAAAATAGAAACAAGCAATATGTTAAAATATAATAATCAAAAATATATTTTAGGTGTTAATATAGATGAGGAAACAAACCAAATAAGACCTGTTTCTCCTTTTGAAAAAGTGTTGAATTTAATATTAATGCAAAAAGACTTTATTAAAAAACAAAATGATATTATCAGGTTTGTTAATTCTTATACACGTCAAGCTATAATTGAAGGAGAAGGATTAGGACCATTAAATGAAAAAGAAACTTCTCATTGGTTATATTGTATAAAAACAAATGTTCGACTTTTGCCAACTTTCAGATACGATATGGCCGTCGCATTTACTACAAATCCAGATGGTTATAGAAATTTTGTTGATATGCTTATTAGTAAAATTGGAAAACTTAGTGAAGATGGTGATTGGTGGACTGACGAACACAGCGGTTGGACGATAATTAAAATAGATTATGACTATGAAGAAGGTTATGAAGAAGGATTTAGAGTTTCTACTCGTGGTGTATTAGAAGAAGATGCCGGTAACAAAATTGTTTCTACTATTGCTAAAAGTGTAGTTTATAGTACACCAGAAACAAAAATAATTTCAAACATAGTAAATGCTTTGGCGGTTGCAATGGGAATAAATATAGAAATACAAAAAGAATTTATAATTAATTGTGTTTTAACTGCTCTTCAAAGTTTAGAAAAGGAAGAAGATTATAAAATCAAAGTAAAAGAAATGAACGCCAAAAATAAAAAAATGATGTCCTACAAAGATTTTTACAATACGGCTTTATTATATTATACTTTATCCACATATTTAATTGCTATACAAACATCTATTCCTTCAATAAAAACGAGAAAAACACATCCTGGCTGCATACGTTCATTTGATGGATTTCCTTTTGAAGGCACAGGTGATTTAAGTAGTGTAACATATTTAGCTTGTATTGCTTACGATATACGTAGTTCTACAGAACCATGGAATGTATTAAAATCTAAAAAAGCTGATTATATTCGTGATAAAATAGTAAGTGTTATTAATGGTGTTTTACTTGAATTACCTGATGTTAAAAGAAAATTTGAAGATAAAACAGAATATCTACTTACATATCCATCTGAAGAAATACCAAAAGAACATGATATAACTTTATGGACTAATTTTTTGCCACCACTCGTGAATTTTAAAATAAGAAAACTTAACAATATAAGTCCAGATTTCAAGAGAAGCTTAATGACTGATTTGAGAAATGGTTCAATAAATCAAAATGAAAAAATTTTAGTGATTTATTCAAAAATAATTTTCTTTTCGCTTGCCATTCAAGAAAGAATTGGTGAAATAGTTAAGAAAAAGGCATTATTATTAACTAAAGCAAATAATGAACCTTATCTTGAAAATTCTTGTTGCGATACTAAAGAAAAAGAAACAACCATTGAATATTTTATTAGAGAAGATAATAGAATTGCTGAATATAATGGTATAGTAAATGGTCTTACTAATATAACTAAAGATATTATAAGTTATACACAATCTGGATTATTTTATAGTAAAATTAATACAAAAAATAAATATCCACCTATCAGTCAAGATTTTGATGAATTCACAATTTATTTATCATTTATTTATTTTTGTAAATTTCGTTCTTTAATGCCTATTCCTGATGATTTATTACCATTATGTACCGATAAACCAGATACCCAATTAATTAATAAAAATGATAGTATCGGCGAAATAATTAAAAAACTTAAAGATGATGGAAGACAATATAACAACGAAACTTTTTTACGTTTATTACAACTTGTTGGACGTAATGGAATAGTAGATATTAATATGAATATTTCTGTAGTATCATCTGTAACTAAATTAAAAGGTGTATTAGAAAGCATTGAAGAAGAAAATGATGAGTTTATAGAAGGTTCTTTAATTAAATTAATTAATAACGCATTAGATACTTTTGATATTGCGACAAGCCAAATGACAAAAGAAGTAAAAGAACTGAATAATTTTTTAATTAAACAGAACGAAAATATGAAATTAGACATTATTGATTTTATAGAGACAAATAAAGGAACTGATATAACACGTAGTTCTTTTAATAAAACTAAAAAAATTATTGAAACTATATCTGATTGGAAATCCGACAATTCAACGCGAAATAAAGATATTAAAGTAACTGACGATTTAACTTATAATGTCACAAATTTCTATAAAAATATACTGAATAATTTTGTTAATATATTTCCAAATATAATATTAAATAAAGTTGACTATAAAAATACAAATATACCAAATTATTTGGGATTATCCGGTGGACACGCCAAAAAAATTAAAGATTATATTAACGATTATTATGAATCGCTTCGTGGATTTTATGGCGTTCCAGCACTTTATAGTATTTTAGAAAATATCCAAAAAGCATCATCCAATCTACTTCTATTAGCAAAAACAACTCCTGTGTTTACATCCATTAAATATAAAAATAAAGATTTAAAACCAGTTTTTGATGAAAGAACCAGTAGGCTTCTTTATGAATTTTATTTGTTAAAAGGATTTATAAATTATATTGATTTGGCAGATGATCCAAATATGCTTGTTACTGAAACAAGACAAGTAAATGAAGTTCAAGATTTATATTCAGTGGATTATATAGAAGAAAGAGATACAAGAGTAAATTTTGCTATTGATGAAAGAAATGAATATGATACAAGAATTTTAAAAGGAAATGTCAAAGAACTTAAACAAAAAGTATCCAAATTACTCGTTTCTTTTATAGAAATAATGGAAGGTGAAAAAGATGTAATTAATATATCTTATGAAGAAATTATGGATAGAATTTTTAAATTAAAAGAAAAAGAAAAAGATATTATAACAGATAGATTAAAAGTTTTATCTGATGAAGAAAGAGATGCTGATACAATATTAAAAATAAATAAGTTAGGCGTTTGGGGCAAAGGCTTACAAAAAGGACTTACAACGTATGTAAAAGAAACATATGATGAAGAACGAGAATTTAGAGATGAAATGGAAAAAACGGAAAGAAATATAAGGAAACAAAATAAGAATGTAACAAACGATAATATTGAGCAGTATATGGAAGATTACATTGATGAAAGAGAAAGAGAAGAAGATATTGAACGAGAAGCATATGACATGAGTTATATCACCGAAGACTTTATGGAAGGAAATATGGATGGAACTGGTGCTCCAGAAGATGAATATGAGGATTATCAAGATTATGATTCATAATATAAATTATGATATAAAGTATAATTTTTATTTATAAACAAAACATTTAGTATTTTCAAGCATTTTTTTAAATGAAAATATATATAAGAATATGTATAAAAATTATATAAAAGAAAATATCACTTTTGTTTCTATCGTTATATTTATAGTTCTATTTGGAATAATACAATTAATTAAACCAGCATTTTTATATAACAAAGATGGATCTCCGCGAGAATTTGGGATAGGATATAGAAACAAAACAATTTTACCTATTTGGTTATTGTCTGTTGTTTTAGGAATATTTAGTTATCTTATAGTATTATATTACATCAGTTCTATAAGATTTTTTTAATTTTGTTATTGAATTTATATTATACATCATAAAACAATTGGACTATTTCTATTGTTTTATTTGTTTGATTTTTTGGATTTATCCAATAATTAATTTGGGTTTCTAATGCTTTTAATCTTTGGTTCCATTCATCCTTTTTTGATTTTTTAACTACACAAATTCCGTTTTTATCTGTTCCCCAACAAGAAGCTAGTGTTTTTCCTTCGTAAATATAATCATCAGGATTAAAACGAATAAAAACTATTGGTCTATGTCCTAAATCTTGTGATAATTCCATGATACGTTTGTTTTCACAACTACAATCATAATCTATATGTTGATTTTCATCTATTTCTACTATTAAGTTTTGATACCCTAAATCTAATAATAAATCTGGTCTTCTTTTAGAACAACCACCTGATATAATTTTGTCTGCAATCCAAGGCAAATCTGGAAATTTTGTTTTTACAAAATCAACAACAGAATATTCTTTGGTTTTGTAATTTCTTGATACTGGTTTATCTGGAAACAAATTCATATAACAAAATAAACAATATCCATCGTATTTTTCTTGAACACGCGTATAACATAAATAGGTTTTACAAGATTTATGTTTTATATCTATCATTCCTTCTAATTTATGTGTTGCACAATATAATGCTATTTTTTCTCCTTCTATATTATAATGTGGTATTGTTTTACATCCTAAATGAATACAAGTTTTATCTTTCACATTTACCATTCCTTCCAATTTATGTGATGCACAATATAATGCTATTTTTTCTCCTTCTAAATTATAAGTTCGTTGAACTTTACATCCTAGATGAATGCAAGTTTTACTTTTCACATCAATCATTCCTTCTAATTTGTGTGTAGCACAATATAATCTTATTTTTTCTCCTTCTAAATTATAATTTGGTATTGTTTTACATCCTAGATGAATACAAGTTTTATTTTTCACATCAATCATTCCTTCTAATTTATGTGTTGCACAATATAATGCTTTAGTTTCACCTTCTAAATTATAAATAGGTATTGTTTTACATCCTAAATGAATACAAGTTTTACTTATCACATTAATCATTCCTTCTAATTTATGTGTTGCACAATATAATCTTATTTTTTCACCTTCAAAATTATAAACTGGTCTTGTTTTACATCCTAGATGAATACAAGTTTTATTTTTCACATCAATCATTCCTTCTAATTTATGTGATGCACAATATAATGCTATTTTTTCTCCTTCTAAATTATAAGCTCGTTGAACTTTACATCCTAGATGAATACAAGTTTTATTTTTCACATCAATCATTGCTTCTAATTTATGTGTAGCACAATATAATGCTTTTGTTTCTCCTTCTGTATTATAACATGGTATTGTTTTACATTCTGGATAAATGCACATTTGTCTAATAATATATAATTTGTAGACAAATATTTAAATTAATTTTACATGTTAAAAAATAAAGCATTAATAGATATAATATAAATTATGTAATAGTATAAACGGTGCTAGTTGCCACTTCTTGTTGTGCAGCATTTTGTTGTTCATTAGCTAAATATGTATCATAATTTTGTTTCATAGTATCTGGATTCATAACACATCCTCTTGTAGCAATTTTTAGTTGAACTATCATAGTTATCAATATACCTGTATATATGTACCACATTGCTTCTCCTACATTGTCACGTGTTACTACTAATTCAAATAATTTATTTTGTATATCTATAGTTTCAGGTGCATTATCATTTTGATATTTTTCTTTTCTTAATGGTTTTAATGTTGTCCAGTAATCCATAAAATTAGAAGGAACTATCTGATTAATCAAAATAGAATTGTTTCCACATATTTTTACTATTGCGTCGGCTGCTTCCTGTAATTGCTGTTTAGTAGTGCCTCCTCGTTGTTTTTTGTTAGCACCACCAGTTTGTTCTTCTGGAGGAGCAGATGATTCTGTAACAGGTAAAACATTATTTTTGTTATTATTAGCATTAGCATTAGCATTTTTATCATTTAATGTTTTTTCTAATTCTGGATTTATCAATAGCTCAGTTAAAATATTATTGGCTGAGCCGGCAACATAAAAATATCCTATTACATCAGAAAAGGCACTTTTAAATCCAGGATAAACAATAACTATAGCAACAACCACTCCAAATATTAATGTCCAAGGTATAAAAGTTAATAATCCTGCAGCTCCCATATTTTCAGATATACTACCTCCACAAGTAGTTGTTATTATAGAAGCATTAACGATAAATTGAATTATTATTATTAACAAGACATAAACAGCTAAATAAATATTATTGTTGGTTTTATACTCTTTCAATTGATTTTCATTTACGAGCTGTCCAAGGGTTAATGATGGTTTGAGAACTAAATAGTATAATAAAGTAACTAATAAAAATGTAATTATATTTAAATAAGAACTTGCCATATAGATATTATGTATAAATTATTTTAAAAATTTAATTGTAATTATTATGAATATGAATATGGATATAGCTAAACCAATGCTTACAGAACCAGGCGTTAAATATTTTTTAAATCAAACGCTTAAACAATGTCACGTTATAAAAGAAAAATTTCATAATACAATAGTTAATGTTGGGCTCTTGTTTGGATTTTTATTAATTTTAGGAATTATCATTTTATATAAATATAAAGGAAGACTTACTCCTGTAGAAATAGAAAAAAAAAATAAAGAAAAACAACAATATATTTTATCAAAAATTAAAAATTTACAAGAAGCAAAAAAACGGGCACACAATGAATTAATTACTGGATTGCCTGAATGGGAACCCGAATATGATAATATAAATAAAAGAGGTATTTATTAAATAAAAATTATTAAAAATTATAGTTATATATAATAAAATGAGTGAATATATTGAAAATAGTATTAACGAATATTATAAATTAAAAAATAGTTACGAAAATGAAATTAATAAATATAAAAGAAATATTATTAATAATCCATCATTAAGTTGGAAAGAAAAAAAAATAGAATTTCAAAAATTAAAACCTAAATGTATTAATTGCAAACGTCCAGGAGGCACATTTTTTTCAATTAAACACGATAACACAACCAATAATAGACATCTTAGAGCAGTTTGTGGAGTAATTGCTAATCCATGTAATTTAAATATTGATATAGTATTAGGTAAATATGAAGAACTACCATTTATTTTAAGGGATACTGAAAAAAATATTCATGAAATTAAATTAAACATTATTGAAAATAAAAATAAGTTGCTTTTTGGATATATTACAGCAGAAACAGCTCTTAATAATTTTAACGAAATAAAGAGTGAATTAGCGGAGTATGTTGCTGTTTTAGAAGAATATTTGGGGGAATATAACAATATAGTAGATAACAAAGAAACAGAAGCAAAATTAAACGAAAAAATAGAATTATCAGAAATATATATCGTGCAACTCAAAGCGGCTATTAAACAATTTAACGAAAGTAATGATGTTCATTATGTTAGTGATGCGGTTGATATTTATAATACAAGTTTAAAACCTCTGTTAAAAGAAATAATGAATTTAAAATATAGAGAAAATATGGTTTGGTATAATGAAGATGAAAACACATTTAATTTAATACAAAATCGTTATACTATTGCTGATTTACAGGTAAATTTATTGGATGAAAGTGTTAAACAATTTAATGTTGGTATGACAACTATACCTGTTGATGCTAAAAAACAAAAACAAAGACAAAGACAAAGACAAAAACCAAAACCACAATTAATTGTTGAAAGTGATAGTGAAAATGAGATAGAAGCCGAAGCCGAAGCCGAAAATATTGTTAATACAAATGCTCCTATTATTGATAATAATGGAAATGCAACTTGGTCTAATCCAGAATATCAAAAATTATGGGACGCAATGAGTAGTAAATTAAAAAGTGCTTTATTAACTGATCGTGAATGGCTACAAGAATTTATGGATAGTTGTGTTAGTTCAAAACAAAATAAAAAACAATGTAAATTCATTACACCAAGCAATTTAATATTACCTCCACAAATATTAGATGACGGACAATATGATTTTGGAAATGAAGTATATAATAATATTTTTAACAAATTAGATAAATCATATCAAACTACTTTATTAGGAGTGTATTCAATTAAAGATGGCAAAAAAAATTATAAAATGTTAGAAGATGCATTAGGAAATATTATGGCAAAAGAATTATCATTTAGTGGATTTTTATAATATATATAATATTTATAATGATATTTAATTACATTTCGTTTCCTATTTTTATAATTAGTTTTGCGATTGGTATATTTTTTGTATATTTATGGGGACCAGATAAAAAAATTATTTATGTTTATCCTACACCTGAAAATGTAGATAAAATGCTATTTAAAGATAATGCTGACAATTGTTTTTATTTTGAAGAGACAGAAATAGAATGTCCTTCAAATAATTCTTTTTTATCCGAAGTACCTATTCAAATGTAATACTAAATTTACCATTATTAAGATAAAAAATAATATGTAAGTATGTATTAATAATATTTATTAATAATATATATGGTAGAGTTTGGTAAATTCGTACACACAAAAACTGGTAAATATGTTATGTCAATTTTATTGGGGTTTGGTTTAGCATCATTATTTAGAGCAGCATGTAAAGGCAAAAGTTGTTTAGAATTTCATGCTCCTCCTTTAGATAAAATTAAAGATAAAATATACAAAAATGGTGATAAATGCTATAAGTATGTTCCAACTGCTACAAAATGTAGTTCTAACAAAAAAATAATTAATATGTAAAAAACAATTTACATTAAATATATTATTATAAATTTACTATTATTTGCGTAATTATTATAATCAATCATTCTTTATAATAATTATGAGTGATACAACTAATATTTTTGATTTGCCAACCGATCCAGCTGCCGGCGGAAATATTAATATTAAAGCAACAGAAAATGTTTTGCCGAATCAACAACAACAACCTACAAATGTTACTTTAGACCAAACAACTATAAGTCAAATAGTAAATGGCTTACAACAAGCAAGTATAAATGGGGCAACCAAATTGCCATCACGCGACATACCAATAAATACAAATAATTTAAGCAATGACCCACAGGTCCAACCAAATTATATTCCTCAAATTCAACATCAACATCAAAATAATGACTATATTACCGATTATGAAAATACACCCAATATAATTCAAAATTACAATAATACCTATAACAGAAATAATTCATTAGATGAAATGTATAATGAAATACAAATGCCTTTGCTAATTGCTTTAATGTTTTTATTATTTCAATTACCTTTTTTCAGAAAATTTTTGTATAGTTATTTTCCTATTCTTTTCTTTAATGATGGCAATTTAAATATTAAAGGTTTTATTTTTATCAGCGTATTATTTGGTATATTTTATTACTTTTTAAATAAAATTGTTTCGCATTTTGCAACATTGTAATTAATAGTTTTTTTTTGTTTTATTTAATTTTTTTCCAAAAATATTAAAGAAATATTTGGATTTACTTTTATTTGCTGGTTTATTTGTTGATTTATTTGCTGATTTTTTTGATTTTTGTTTATCAATTTGTGTTTTAATTTTATTTAATTCTTTATTTTCTCTCAAAACATCTGGTTTATAATTTAAAAACCATTCTTCAAACTCTTTTTTATTTTTATTTAATTTTAATTCTTTATATTTGTCTGATTTTATTGAACGTATTTCTTCTACTGTTTCTTGATGCCCATAACACGTAATACTAAATCGTTTTAATAATCCTTTTTGTTTTAATCTATTTTTTTGTTGCACATCAAATAAAAATTTTGACATACAAAGAATTCTATCTAAAAATTGATTATAATATGGTCTGTCTGTATATAAAAATGCCAAATAAAAACTCAACATAGTATCTATTGTGGCTATTTTTACTTTTTGACCTTTAATATTTAATATATTATAACTATGGCACGCAATAGGTTTATAAATAAAAGCAATAGTATCTTTTCCTATCCTAATTTCATAATGTTCGGGAATAATATCTCCTATTTCAGGATGTTTAATTATTTTGGCATTATTTACATTTATATCTTTTAATCTTTCTTTAACTATTTCTGCTGTTGTAAATGGTTCATTAGACAATACATCAAAATCTGCTATATTTTCTAATTCTTTTTTTAAATGTCTTGGCATATAATTAGAATATAATGATATGGCATATCCGCCAAAAAATACAACACCTTGATTTATTAGTGTATTTCTTACATTATCATATATTTCTATCGCTTTATCTTTATCATCCATTTCTCTTTGAAATGTTACTTCATTACAATTTATTTTTGTTAATGGATAATTTTTGTTTAATAATGTAAGACGTTTTAATACTTTTTCCCATCTACTTGTATCTCCATCTGGTCTGCTTAATTCTAAATACATTGACATTCTAAGAAAGTTTGGAGGAGCATATAAAATACCTGCTACTCTTATTGCTTCTTTTTTAATTGAATTATATATTTCTTTTGGTAGTTGTGTCAAATCTGCTACAGGTATATAATTTACAAAAACTTTATAAGTTCCATGATGTTGTCCTGATTTTGCTTCTACATCTGTAAAACCTTCTTTATAGTATAAATCTGACAATTCTTTAGCATCTTCTAAAGCATTTGGCGTGAAAAAATCATAATCAGGTATTTCAACATCTTTATTATAAAATTGGTCTTCTTGTGGTAAAATATTATTTATAGCAGTTCCACCATAGCAAATTAAATTTTTCTTTTTAATAAAAGTTTCTACTATTGATATTATTTTTTTTAATTCTTCTGATTGAATTAAACGTCTCCCTAATTTTTCTTCTGCTTTATCAACAGACATACGTAATATAGCTAATTCACAATCACTAAAGCTCAATTCTTTGCAAATGTTTTTTTGCTTCATATAATAAACAAATAAAAATATAAAAAAGTAATTATATAAATTAAATATAGAAAATATGGAAAATATAGAAAAAAGTAAGTTTTTTAATAAACGTATAAAAAGAGATGTTGAGAGTTTATTTCAATTATATCCGCATAACAAATTATATACTGATAATAGTTTAAATCATATAACAATAAATATATATGAAAACGAAAATGATAATGAAAATAATTCAATATATAAGTTTATTATAAAAAAATATTATCCATTTTCATCTCCAGATGTATATTATAAAAATTTGCCTTATGAAAATGTTTATAAGATATCATCTCAAAGAGAACAAAAGTATCTTCACCTTTTAACAAAAAAAGAATGTTTATGTTGTGAATCAGTATTGTGTAGTAATAATTGGAACATAACCTTAAATTTTTTTGATATAATTAAAGAAATAAATAATTACAGAAAAATAAAAAAAAACATATTTATTAAGATTTTAGCAGATAAAATAAAAGATAAATATTTAGTAAATGATATAGATTTAGATGGTTATTTATTCGGCATATAATGTTGCGTTTTGAATTACTTTTTTATAAAATTTACTTTTGGAAAATATAGAATTACAACCATTACATTGACACGTATTTTCAGTTATTATATGAAATGTTCCTTTTAAATTAGGAAGTCTACTTGATTGGCGGCATATAGGACAATAGTAATTTACTGGTTTCATTTATTTTTATTATATATTTAATTTTATACATTATTTTTAAATTGTTTTTTATTTTTTGTTTTTTATTTTTTGTTTTTTATTACGCCTTTTTTTATTTCAATCGCCAGTTTTTACCATTCAATCTGGTAATAATCGCAACAATTTTTATTTAATTTACTTATTTTAGAATCTGGAAATGTATAATTTAACATATCAATTAAAGTTGTTGTAAAAAATTCTCTTGTAACATAAGAATTTGTTAACTTGGATAAAATATTTTTTGGATGTTCTTGTATCCATTGTTTATAACCATTATAGGATTCACATTTATCTTCAATATATTTTGATTTTTCACACATAATAGTAAATTTATATTCATTTATTCCATTTGTTGCTCGTTCTATTATTTTATCGTAAATTGAAACAAATGTATTTTGTAGTGCTTCATCTACTAACCGGTCTAACTCTTGTTTATACATTCCTCTCAATTGAGCCTTGTATACTCGTTCGCTGAATAAATAATCACAATTTATAAGCAAAATAATAATAAATAGATTCATAAGCAGAATAATAATAAATAGATTCATATGAATATAATTATAATATTATAAATCGTTATAATAATTTTAATTCAATTTTTATTATAAATAAATCAGCGATTGAAATGAAAAAAGGTTTAAAAATTAAAACTATAATAATCGGTAGAAGCATTTCTCGTAGCATATGAAAAGTTAGGATTTTGAGGAGTTGGGTCTGGCAATATTACTGGCTCAAATCTTAAGTTAGCAGGTTTCAACGCAAACGCATAACTCGCATTATTAAAAAACGCATTGTTTTCTGCCAAAAAATTATCCGGCAATTGATATCGCATCGCAACCATTTGACATCCATAATTACGACATAATATTCCATTTGGATTAGGCGGATTATAGTTTTCATCTGGGAAAACAATACACATATTTTGTTTATTATAATTAGTAAGTTCTAATGTATCGGGATTATTTACTATATTATAATATGTGTATGCTCTCATAAAAACTGAGTTACTCGTCATATTTACATATTCATAAAATTCCTTATTTTCTAAGTATGCATTATTTATTTTATCAACTATCAAAATTATTTTATTTCTAAAACTCAAAAGCGGCATTTTACCCAAATTGTGACCTTGGCTTTCATAACTAAATTCTTTACCGAGCATAATAGAATCATATGATTTCAATATAGAAGCAAAATTAGAATACATAGTTTGGTTATTACTTTTTATTCTTAAATGAATTATTATCGGATCTGTTGGATTTGGTGCGGTCCCACTTGCAAAAGCATAATTTTTTATCACTTCCATAACATCCACAAAATTCACATAATTATATGTCTCTTTTACATAATAATTATCTGTTGTGCTTGTAGAAACAACTGGTTGATTATCTATTGAAAAAATTTCAAAGTCTAAACCACGAACACCTTGTTTTATTATAGCTTTTAAAACACTTATATCTACAAAATCATTTTTATAAGAGCCACCACTACAAGCATTATAGGCTGTTTGTATATAATAATCAAATAAATTTCCACTACAATCTGGATCTTTCACATTGATTGGTCTAATTCCACCATTAAGAGATGGATATAACGTATTCATAAAACTTACTTCAGTAGATTCCAGTTTATTAACGTTATAAATATAATATAATATTGCTATTATTATTATTAGCAGTGTTATTACTATTACTATAAAAGATGCCACATTTTCATTGTTATCTAATATGGATTTTATAGACTTTAATGATATTTTTGACATACCTGTATCTGTTTTTTCTGACATTTCTAATATATTATATTATTTTTTTAAAAATAATAATAGTTTTTCAAATTAGTTAAATAATAATATTTATAATTATATAATAAATATGGCTGGCGGATTAATGAACCTTGTAAGTGCTGGGCAACAAAACATTATTTTAAATGGTAACCCAAGTAAAACATTTTGGAAAGCAACATATGCTAAATATACTAATTTTGGAAAACAAAATTTTCGTCTTGATTTTGAAGGAACGCCTACGCTGCGTCTTACTGAAGAATCCACGTTTGTCTTTAAAGTGAAAAGATATGCTGATCTTTTAATGGATACATACTTATCTGTATCTTTACCCAATATTTGGTCTCCTATTTATCCTCCTCAAGAAATTATTAACTCTGATGGCTCTATTTCATATTCAGCATGGGCTCCATATGAGTTTAAATGGATTGATTATATAGGGGCTTTAATGATTAATAGAATTACCATTAATTGTGGAAATCAAAAATTACAAGAATATTCAGGACAATATTTGTTGTCTGCGGCCCAAAGAGATTTTAATTATCAAAAACTTATGTTATTTTACCAAATGATTGGTAATTATGCTGAATTAAATGACCCAGCAAATTCTGGAACACGTGTGAATTCTTATCCAAATGCGTTTTACACAACAAGTGCCGCTGGGGCACAACCATCCATTATGGCAAATACACTTTATATACCTTTAAATACATGGTTTAACTTAAAAACTCAAATGGCTTTTCCTTTAGTGTCTTTACAATATAATGAATTACAAATAAGTATTACATTTAAACCTATTAATCAATTGTTTAGAATTCGTGATATTATGGATACTGCGAATGATTTTCCATATGTAGCTCCTAACTTTAATCAATTTTACATGCAGATGTATAGATTTTTACAAACACCTCCTGATGAATCACTCAGTGCTACTTCATATGTAGATACTAGGTCTATATGGAACGCAGATATAAATTTAAATTGTACCTATTGTTTTCTTTCCAATGATGAAGCAAGATTATTCGCCAAAAACGAACAAAAATATTTATTTAAACAAGTATATGAAACTCCTTTTTACAACATTACCGGCCAAAATAAAGTCCAATTAAATTCTATTGGTCTCGTAACTAGTTGGATGTTTTATTTTCAAAGAAGTGATGCTAATTTAAGAAATGAATGGGCTAATTACACTAATTGGCCTTATAATTATATGCCTAATGATATATATCCTGCATCCACATCTGGCGACTATACTAATCCAGATACTTCTTCAACATATACAACTATTGGGCCAGGTATAAATAGCGATGGAACCTTAACGGGATATATGATAACAGGAGTATATAATCCACAAAACCTTAAAGAAATACTTGTAGCATTAGGTATTTTATTGGACGGACAATATAGAGAAAACATTTTGCCATATGGCGTATATGAATATGTAGAAAAATATGTAAGGACGGGAGGATTTGCACCGAATGGTTTATATTGTTACAATTTTTGTTTAGATACTTCTCCTTTTAATTTACAGCCATCGGGAGCAATAAATATGAATAGATTCACAAATATTGAGTTTGAATTTACTACTATTTCTCCACCATTAGATCCATTAGCACAAGTATTAACTATATGTGACCCTAATACTGGAGACATTGTCGGAATAAATAAACCAACATGGAGAATTTATAGTTATAATTTTAATTTATATGTTATGGAAGAAAGAATTAATGTTGTTACATTTATTGGAGGTAATGCTGGATTAATGTATGCTACATAAAAAAATTGAAATGAATTAATAACTTATTATCTAATTTATAAAACGTATTATACGATTACTAGTGTAACTAAATAGTGTAACCAATTTTTAAAAATGTCTGAATTAATAAAACCACACTGTAAAATAAATTTACCCTATAATGTTGTATTACATATTTTACAATATGATAGACGATTTGTTATTAAAAACGGAAAAATAATAAAAATTAATAAAATCCCACTTGAAGATTATAGATATAATTTATTAAACACTTCATTTACAAATAATCATTTAGTTGTTAAACAAAAATCACATATTGTTGATAATGTGTATTATGTTAATGTGAGGTTAAAACTCATTATAAACTGCGATAAAGGTAAAAAAGAATATGAATTTACTCTCAGACATTTTTATTTTGATAATGATGTCATGGAAGTAAGAAGACATCTATTTCTTCGCAAAAATGGAATGAATATTGAGTCGCATCTTGATTATTAAATATTAAATATTGAAACGCACTTTAAAAATTATTATAGATTTTTCATATAAATATATTGTTTTGAATATTTTGACATATTTTTTAAATTAAAAATAATATAAAAAATATAACACGTTTTTTCATTTATTTTTTCAAAAAGATAATATAATATTTTACTCTTAAACTAACGGAGAGATGGAACGCGATACCTGACAAATTAATATGGAAGGAAGGGCAATTTTTTTCCCAAAAGTATTTTCGGATTCTCGATTTTGGACAAAAAAAATGTCCAAAAATGAAAAC